CGGATGCTGATACCGTCATACACTTCACGGGCAGCAAAGTCCACACCTTTCGGCAGCACCAGGTCGGCAGTCGCGAAGGTGAAGGCATCTTTGTGGAAGGCCAACGAAGTCGTGGTGACATCCGAAGCGGTGTTAAAGACGGTGATGGCAGCATTGTCAGCCGGAACAGCGTTGACAGTTTGCAGCGCACCCGAAGCCACGATAGCCGGATAGATGGACACAGTACCTGCGCCGCCGGTGTAGGCCGAAGTCACAACGAATTGCTGAAGGACACCAGTTGACAGACGGGATTCAGGATGCACGGCGAACACATTGGCGATGGTGAACACAGCACCCTTCGGCAGAGCGCCAGTACCGGTATCAACAATCAGCGAAGCACCAGACTGAGCGGCACCGTTGACCAGGTAACCTGCGCCTGCGCCATTGGTGAAGTTCGGAATCAGGGTGTTTTCGTAGATGCCATCAAAACCGGCGGTACGACCAACCATACCTTCACGGTATTGCTTGCTGATTTCATTGCTGTCTTGGAACAGACCTTTCAGCGAGTCAACCAAGTCCACATTGTCCTGGGTGTTCAGGATAAGGCGGCGCTCGGCAGTCGGGGCAAGGTTGTCGGACAGCTTCTTACGGGCTTCCAGGACATTCTTGAAGGTGGTGGCAGAACCGGCAGCACCAACCACATTCGGCACATCAAGAGCCATGTTGAAGGCATCGGATTCAACCGAAGCAGCCAGTTGAGCCATAGCAGGTTCAAGGATGCGCTTGCTGAAATCGTCAAGGGACAGGGTCAGTTCGTTGGAAGTGAAGTTCAGGTCAACACCCTTTTGGGTGCTAACTTGCAGGGTGGTTTGCTGCTCGGTCACATCTTGAGCAGAAAGGGTCGCGCCGGTACGGACAGTATAACGGTTCGGCAAGCGGATACGCAGGCTGTCACCGATTTTAGCACCCGATTGGGCAAACGAGTCGTCATAGGCACGGTTCATCGAGCCGATGAAATTCGCCTTTTGGTGAAGGATGCGCAGGGCTTCCTTCGTGATCATATCAGGGGTGAGAATGGTATTGCTCATTACTTATTCCTTTACAAATTGAAGTTGATTAGCGTTTAGATAGTTGTTTGGTTCGCCACTTCATCCACTCATCCATTGACATCTTTTCGGGTGACTTAGAGCTTGCACCACGGGATGAAACAGATGGAACAGGACTAGGGGCATTTGATACTTTTCCGGCAGCAGATGCACTTGTTGCCTGGTTGATTTTCTCACTAATGTCGCCAATCGCCAGATATTGTTCTCTTGGGGAAAGGTTGGCAACACGATAAGCAATGTCCTTATAGGTGGCTAAGAAGTATGCGACCTTTGCACCGTTTTCATCTGAGCGTATGGCTTTTGCCATCGTATCGGTGATAGGGACATCGTTTGCATACACTTTCTGCTGATAGTCGGGAAACTCCGACATAACCTCATACTCGCGCTGCTTGAACTGCTGAACCTCTTGAAACTCGTACTGATTTACCTGCTGTGTGCGTGACTGTGCCTCTTTCTCTGCCAGTTTGCTTTGCAGCTTGTAGTCAGCCAGGGCTTCAAGATACTGCTCTTGGTCGTAGTCAAACTGCTCAAGGGTGGGCTTCTGTCCAACAGAGTATTGTTGGTATTCTGCCACAGCCCGTTTTTCAGCCTCACTTCGCCAAAAGTCGCGCTCTCGTTCTGCTTCTCGCCTTGCTTTAGTGATCTCATCAATGCGCTTCTGAATCTTCTTTCCCTTTTTGGGGGCATCATCGCCCTCATCGGAGTCAGAGTCATCTTCAGCTTCGACAGTTTCCGATTCTGCCTGTTCTGCTTCAGCCTGCGCTTCAGCTTCGGATATTGCGGTGTTATCTAACACGGATTCGTTTTCAATTTGCATAGGATTTCCTAAGATTTTTGCCCAATGAAACCCATTGGTAGGTGTTTGTGTTTTGCCCTACATATTACTTATAGTCAATATATGCAGTATTTAGCACATTACTTCTTATAGCTTGTCATCAGCAGATCATGGGCTTTCTTCATGGCATCCTTGCCGCAGAACTTGATGGTGACCTCGGTTTCATCCCCGCCTTCCTCGCCGTAGCCCTCTTCCTCGTAGCCTTCTTCCATGTCGCCTTCTTCCATATCCTCGGCTTCCTTGCCGTATTTACCAGGCTTGCCACCGTGCTTCATGGCCTTGTGCTTGGTCAGCATCATCTCAATCATTTGCATCATCTTTTCGTTCATAAGTCACCTTTGTGTGTTATTTCTTTTTGCCTTTGTTCTTACTAGACCATTCAGTATAAGATGGACTATCTTGCTGACCAATAATCGGCGCAGACCTCATTTCAGGGGTAATGTCCCTTGCTCTCATTCCAACGGGCAGCATTGACACAGGAATATCTGCGTCTTAGGCATACATCCCTGCAATGCGCTGATTCATCATTGCTTGAAACTCTAAATCTTCAGGCTTCAGACCTGCCATCCTTGCAGCATCGGTCATCCAACCCACACCCTCAATCCACTTGCCACCGACAGTACCGGCTTTGTTCATATCAAAATAGCCACCGTTTGCCGTCATTGGATTGACATACTTTGGTGCGCTACGGCTTTGGTACGCACTCTGACCGTAGGGATCAAGCTGAGCCGTTATAAAGTCTAGGTCGCTAGGCATCGGCATCTTGGTCGGGGTAATCTTGGGTGCGACAGGCGGTGGTGCTTGTTGCGGTGCTTGTGCTTGTGCTTGTTCCTCTTGTGGCATTTGTAGGCCAGAGTCGGTGGGTATTTCAATCTTATTGACAAAATCCTGAACATAAGGGGCTAAATCAGCATTAAACTCAGACGGTATCATTGCGCTTCTAGGTATGCCCTGCGAACCAGATGGGTTTAGTGAAAGCGGTGACCATGACGGCTGTATGTTATTCTGAATATCATAAACACTTGTTACACCTGTCCTTTGGATAGGGTTCTTGTTCCAATACGCTTGGGCTGCCTGTAGCGGATCTTGGGGCGTTGTGAAGAACTTGTAAGCTGAATAAATAGCCCCAGGAATATTTCCGGCTAAAAAGTTTCCCACTCCCTTTGCCGCATACGCTTTCCTTTCCCCGCCAAATGTTTTATTAATCTTTTGGTTAATGTCTTGATACCAGCTCATTGCTCTTTCTCCGTTATTTCCTGAATTGCATCAAACCGCATATTAGCTTTCTTCAGCTTACTGGCACAATCCAAGTATGCAACAACCAGGTCAGCATTTAATAGGGGGTCGGCATCGGTCAATGTGCATACATCACGCACACCAACAAGGTCGGCAGGCAGGGGCTTGTGGACTAACTTGACCTCAGTAGTCGCGCAGGCGGTTAGCGACAGCATCAGGAACAGGGGTAGAAGCCCAATCACGCGCCTCTGCATTGTCCCTGTAAATAACCTTAATCTGTTCATCAGCTTCCTTCCTTTTATTGTCCTCAACATAGACTAGCTTCTCAACCACCTTAACCTGCTCTACGGCCCTTTTAGCCTGCTCGTCACCCAATCGCCGGTATTCATTGATTGCAGCTTCGTAGACCGCCACCTGTTCCTTCAATCGAGCCACCTTGCGATAGCCAAAGAAGGCATGGGCAAACACCACGGTCAGCAAGACTGCCACCGCAAAGAGCTTCCAGTTGTCCTTGACAAACGACCAGGCAGTCAGCATCGGAATCATTATTTACTCAACTCAAAGTGTGGGCCATCAATAAAAGACTTCCAGTCGCCACCCCAAACAATCTTGATGCCTAGCTTGGCAGCCACCTTTTTGATATGTGTAGCAACAGCCTTGTAGTATTTCAAGTCCCAGGTTATCTTGCCATCCACAAACACGGCAATATCAAAGGCATTGCCAGTCAGATGCCTAGACTTCATCGTTCTGCTCTTGCCCGTAGCCACCAGTACCTTCTGTTCCTCTATGGTTCTAAGCCCACAGGTGATGCTGAAGTCATACGGGCTGTCCACGATGGATGCCTTGGCGAGAGCCTGCAGCGGCTCTTTTATCCCTGCCAAACGGTCAAGGCTTTTTTTCGAGAGCCTGTATGCCATCTTGTTCCTCTTTGCTGATCCACATCATTGCCACAGGCCCAACGGTTATAACGCGCAGTATGATATTCATCGCAGCCAATACGGAAACCGCATACTCCCACCCACCGAACAGGCTAAGGATTCCCTGGCGCACATCATCCCATTGCATCACGGCAATCGCCAAGATGTTAAAGGTCAGCGTTTTCCACCCCTTCAAAACCCTCATTTCATCAACCCAAAGAACTTAGTCATAATACTAATAATGGTCAGGGCAGCACCGCCAATCCAAATGATGATTTGAATACCCACATTGATACTGGTCATGAACCTGGACAGGTCGTCTATCTTGTTCTCAAGTACCTTGATTCGGCTGTGCATATGCTTCTCTAGCTTCTCAATCTTGTCGTCAAGGTTGTCCACCTTAGCCTCAATCTGTCCAATGTCACGGGCGGTAAAGTTGTCCATCAGTCATACCTGCCTAATTCGTTTAATTGCTGTTCGCTGTCGGTGGTGTTCACCTGAATGTTCTCGCCGGACATCTTGCCTGCAAGCTCAAGAGCCATCTCACCACGGAATTGCTGTTCGTTCAGGACAATCTGCTGCTGTTTAATATCGGCATCCATCTCAATCCGTTTGTTGTCTAGGTCGAGCTTCATGCGGCTAGTTTCAGCATTGTAGATGTCAAGACGCAGCTTCTCGCGCTCAAGCAAGATACGAGCCTGGTCATTCTCTTTGTCCAGTTTGGTCTGCTCAACCACCACGGCTAGTTTGTCTGCCTTAGCCTTAACCTCGGCAAGCTGTGCGGTCAGTTGGGCGGTCACCTGTTCTGCCTGCATGGTCAGGGCTTGGATTTCTTGGTTCTTTTGCTCCTCAAGCATCATAACGATGTCATCGCCACCTTGCTTCAGGTCATCCTCAGTCGGGGTAATCACACCGGCTTTTATACCAATCTTACGCAACCGCTTCTCAAGCTCATCGCTATTCGGAATGTCTAGGTTCTTAGCCAACAGGTCAGCAACAACAGGAGCAAGGGCAGGGTTATTCATCATCTGCAACATGGCTTCGGCAGCTTCCTGTCGTTGTGTGTTGTAAGACGCGCCAACAGTCACGGTCACATCGTACTTGCCAACCGTCAGGTCGTTCTCGATAACCAGTTGACCAGTCGCAGGGTCAATCACAGCCTTGTTCAGGGCAACCCACTTCTCGCCACCATCAACACCAAGCACCCGAACAATCCGTTCCGTATCGTAAATCTTGGGAATCAGGTCAACCAGGATTTCACCCGTAAACTTGATGGCTCGGCTCAGGTTATCAATGTAGCTGAAGGTCGCGGTGTCACCCTCGCGCTGTCTAGCAAGAATAGCCCTGCCGCTAGTTTCATTGCCTGCCATGCCCATAGACGCATCGAACTGCCCCGTGACGGCCTTCAAGTCCTCGGCATCGTACTGGCTTGCGGTAATCAGGGCGGCAGGCACATCCACTCCACCGGAACGCTGCGGCATACCACCGGCACGAGGATCAGGGTTATACGGCAGGAACGGCATATTCTCGCTGTTGGCTGCTTTCCACAGGCTCTCAAAGCCCTTGATTTGCTCAGGGGTGACCAAGTACGGGACTTTCGGCGCATTGGCAATCGTTTCAATCATGGTGGTGCGGTGGTAGTTATAGACGCGCTGTGCATCCTTACCGAACCGAACCATGCCGGAGTAGTGAAACTCGCCGTCAATATCAATCACATCGCCGTAGACCGGCACAATCGGGATGAACTTGCCTGCCCAATCCGCTTCCTGAATCACACCTGCGCCAGTCACAAGGCACATCTTGACCTGCTGAATCTCAACCTCGCGCTCTCGGATGATGGTAATGCCGTTAGCCAGGAAAGCCTCAAGGTTCTCGATCTCATCCTTGAATTGGGTAACCCCGTTGGACAGAAGCACAAGGGTTTTCTTGGTGTATTCCTTGTACCAATACTCGGCAACCGTTACGGTATCGTCATCAATCCAATGGTCAAGGTCGTAGTTTGCGCCCTCAAAGTCAGACATCTCATCTTTCGGAAACTTCTGCTTGAAGTCATCCTTCGGGATGTAGGTCACCACGAAAGCATAGTTGGCATCGCGCCGGTCAAACTCTTGGGCAGACGGGTCAAAGTAAACTCGGAACGGGTTGGTCACCTCAACGATTCGGATGTCCTGGTCGAAGGTGTCATCAGAGCTGTATTCGGTGGTCAGTCGCCACACACCAAAGCCACCAGTTACCGCCCACTCAAATGCGGTGTCATAGGCTTTCTCGGCATTGCTGACCGATTCGATGTTACGGATCAAACCCTGCATTACTTCTGCAAGGTCTTGGTCGTTTTCCTCGGTAGCGCGAAGTTTGATAGACGGGCGGTTCTGCCGTTGGTCGCCGGTAACCTGGCGAATGTGCTGCCGAAGCCGATTGAACTCATAACAGGGCCGCGTCTTGCGCTTGCGCTTTTGGTATTCATCCCATTGTTCGCCCTGAATGGTTACGAATCGCACATCATCAATAGCGCGGTTACGGTTGTCGCTGTTGGCCTCTAGCGCAAGCTCATAGCGTTTACGCATATCCGACAGAAACTTATCGTCTTTCTTAATCATTTGAAAACCTCAAGGTGCATACCGCGAGAAAGGGCATCTTTAGCCGAAAGAATATCATTTTCATAGCTGACATTACCATACGCATCTTCAACCACCTTCTGTGGCAACCAAATGTATGCTTGGCTATCAACGGCAGAGATTCTGACCACCACAGGACAGCCATTGAGCTTGCCCCGTTTGGCTTCGGAGCTCAGACGCAGGGCATCAATGTCGGCTTGGCTTGTCATGCGAACTCGGATTCTATGTTGCTAAAATCATACACAGGGGCAAATGTGTGCATCAGCTTACTACTGACCGCAAAGTATGTATAGGCATCCGATCCGTGGGAAGCCCAGTTGTGCAGGGGGGTTTGCCTACGCATCTGTGTACGGTTATTCACATCCCACCGCCAATTCTTCAGGGCATTTAGGCCGTCCTTGCACCTAGTCGCATCAAACTCGCATTGGGCAATGAACAGCTTGCCTGCGTGAATCCGATCCTCAATGGGCATATTGGGGGTTTCGGACGGGGTAATGCCGTGGTTGCGGAACACATCGTCAGGGCTGAGTCCAGTAGCGAACTCCCTGTGCCTTGAGTCGTGGGGGGTGAAGTGACCGCCGTAGATGTAGGGCTTTTCCTTGAGCATCTTCACATAGAAGGGTGCGCCCTCGTCAGTCCCCTCGAAGTAGTCAATCATGCGCCACCGTGAGCCTATGCGCTGCCCAAACCAAACCGATGTGCTATCCCGAACCCCGATGTCAAATGCCGTGAAAACGGGCTGTGTGCTGTCGTAATCGAATGTCCCGATGCGAGATTCATCGTAGGCCTTTTGGATTTCCTTACCAAAAACAGCACCTTCGGCAAGTGACCTGGGCTTTCCTAGCCAAACATTTTCATAATCATTGGGGAAGTTTTCCTGTGTGTATTTCCTTTCATCCTCTAACACACTAGGGAAAAAGGGGTTATCACAGTAGTTCATTTCCACCGAAATGCAGTTGTCGGGCTTGTTGATAACAAACCGTTGGTAGGTCGGATCTTCCTCTAAATCAGGGTTAAAGCTGACCCATATCTCGCTGTTGGGCTTACGGATGGTCGGCAGCATAACCTTCCAGGACTTCTCGGATACGGTCTGAGCTTCCTCAACCCATAGGATGTCATAGCCCTCATAGGACTTCAGCTTACCGATACTGTTATGGTGGAAGCCCGTGAAGCTGAACAGCGTACCATTTGCGCCCCTAATCTCATTCTCGGTAATGGTGTAGAAATCACTCATACCAAGCAATTCGATTTGATCTGACAGAAGGCGGTGTACGGAGTCCTTGATACTATCCTGAACCTCACGGCCACACAGGATTCGCAGGGTTTCGTTACTGCCCTTGACCAATAGGGATTTTGCTATTGAATGGGATTTGCCGCTTCCCCGACCGCCGTACAGCACCTTATACCGCATCGGCTTGAACAGGAAGTCTACCTTTTGGGGCAGTTTAAGCGGGATTATTGTCGTTGCCATTCACGAACTCGATTTGCAGCACCTTCTTGACGGTTTCATCCATCTCACCGACTAGGACAGACTGGCTTGGCTTACCATAGGCTCTGTTCAGGATGGATTCTGCGGCCTTTAGCCGTATGTTCTCATCCTCAGACTTCCGCATCAGGGTGACCAGGCTCTTGAAGGCCTCCTCAGAGTGCAGACGGCAAAGCCCCGTGATGTCCCGAAGCAGTTGGGGTCGTGGTCGGGGTGGGCATTTAGGCTCGTTTACTGGCTCAAATTCCTGTATTTCCATAACATTCCCTTACGGGTTCACATCGCTGTTGACCTTGATGTTCACAATGAACTTGCGCTGATAGCTCTCGGCATGGTGCGGATCGCTGTGGGCAGTCGTGTAGGTGGTACACACAAGCTCGGTATAGGCATTTACGGAATAGGTGTTCATCGCAGGCTCATTAGCTTTAACTAGGCAAGACACCTCACGGCCAATAATACTGGTGTTCACTATGGTCAGACCATCAGATGCGACCCAGTCTGCGGAATCAGGGGGGTATTTGAGCAATACGGTGACGGGCAGTTGTTCGCCTACAATCATCTCCATTGCAAAGGGTCGAACAGACTGATCTTCAGTTAGTATAACGGTTTTCATAGGCTAATGGCTGACCATCCTCACATAATAGGTTGTATTCGTTAATCCCCTCGGTTGCCAAGAGTAGCTGCGACCTTTGGCGGTCATCGGCAAACTTAGCCTGTATAACATAGTTTACACTATCTATGTCACCGTTGGGCATATAGGCAGTACCCGTCACCAAGCATGGAAACTCGGTTTCGCAGTAGCCGGATATACTGGCTTCACGGCCATTGACCACATTGTTCTTCAGCACACAGAAGGCCTTTTCACTTCGCCAATCAACCCGAAGCGGTGTGTCCTTGAAAACATACACTAGCTTGAAGTTGTCACCCTTCATTACCTGCTTAACTATTGGTCTGCTGTTGCCAATCATCCCCATACCTTTGTTGTTCCTACATATACCGCCGTAACGGTATTGCTGCCAAGTTTTAGATTAACAACCTGACCCGTACCCAAGTATATCTTCTGAATGGTTGACACATAAGTCAATGTTGCCGATGTGCCGGTGTAGGTGTAAGTGCCAGGGTCGGCAGTCAGGCTGAAAACCCGAGCATAGGTAAATGTCGCTGCCGTACCTGTATAGCTGTAACTTCCTGGGTCTGCGGCTAATTTTTTTCCGATTGCGAAGTCAGCATCAGTACCAGTATAGGAATACGATCCCGAATCAGCCGTTATTTTCCAACCGCGCTCAAGACTTGCTGCTGTGCCTGTGTACGAATATGAGCCTGGGTCAGCAACAATCTTCCTGTTGAAATTGGTATTAGCAGCCGTTCCAGTATATGTATATGTGCCACTATCTGCGGTCAGGGAAAACACACCACCCGTGGCATCTACCTTCGCCGTTCCTGTAAACTCCAGGGTGTTGGTCGGGCTTGCTAATGTTCTACGGGCATAGAGCTGAACCTCATAATTGGTAAAGGCGCTTAGGCTTCCCTGTATATTGGCAGCACTTACCTCGCCAGTTGCAACCAGGACGCCGCCGTCAACCTCGGCAGGGGTTGTGCTTGTGGTCGCAGTCCCGACATCTACAAAAGAACCGCCGACAGTCCTGTACCGCCATATCAGCGCAACATAATAAACCCCGTTGGTTAGGGTCTGTGGTTCAAAGGTTAATTCACCGCTAAATGTTAAGGATGCGCTCGCCGTGGTGCTGACATTCAAGACATCGGTTATTGCAACAAAACTAGTCGTTGATATGGTGTTGAACGAGCTGTCTTGGTTGGTGGTCGGGTAAAGATTGCTTAAAGTGGCAGCCGTGCCTGTGTAGGTATAAGACCCTGGGTCTGCCGTTATTTTCCAACCGCGATTTAGGCCTGCTGCCGTACCCGTATAGGAGTAAGAGCCTGGGTCAGCAACAATCTTGCGGTTAAACAGGGTGCTTGCTGCCGTGCCGGTATAGGTGTACGAGCCGGAACCTGCGGTCAGCGTGTTGCCTGCTGCCGTATCGCTGTAATAGACAATGATTGCGCCCTGTGCGCCTACCGTGCCATCCCGACTTGTCGTATTGCGACCACCACCAGGTGCGCCTGAACCGTAAAGGCCCGCCACGCTGCCCGTTACAGCATTGGTTGATGATCCACCTGCTGCGCCACCCGAACCTGCCGTGCCACCTGCGGTAATTGTAAACTCTTGACCATTACTGCCATCACCGACATCAGTAGTACCCGATGCGCCTGAGCCACCACCGCCTGCCGTACCATCTGCCCCGTTGGTCGTACCACCACCAGTGCCAAGATAGTTGTTACCGCCATTGCCTTGAGTAGATCCTGATGCGTTGCCACCTGCCGAACCGCCACCATTACCGCCACCGCCGCCGCCCGAAGGGGAAGATGCAGCAGAACCATTACCGCCTGCGCCACCGACACCATTATTACCG